AAACTTAAATGAAACCTGTAAGGTTTGCATAGATCATGAGAAATCAGGAATAGAGAGTTACAGACAAGCATCGTTTAACATTGTACCCGAAGACGCCAGTGCTGTGTCAATGCTGACAGTAGCAATCAACAAAGAATGCAATTTAGCATGTCCGCAGTGTAGTTCTGATTACAGTAGTTTATGGTACAGAGAAAATTTACGAAACGGTGTAAAAGAATCGCCAAAGATCAAAGCGTACCACGTTGACAATCACAGAGGAAAAACCACAGAAAAGTTTATCTCATTGTTTGATGAAAACGATTTTAACAATCTCAAATACATCAAATTTGGCGGCGGTGAGCCTTTAATGACAGATACCCACTTGACAGTGTTAGACAAAATAAAAAATCCAGCTAGTGTGGAGTTGCAATACACTAGTAATTTTTCAATAATGCCTTGTGCTAAAACATTAGAAAAATGGAGCAACTTTAAAAACGTAAAGTGGATGGCAAGCATTGACGGAACAGATGATCAGTTTTCTTTGCTACGTTGGCCACACACATGGGAAAAACTTCAAAAACTATGTGACCGTGCAGTCGCAGAAACACCAAACAATGTTACTTTTGGCATAGAACATACTTTAAACATGCTGAATATTTTTTATTTTGATAAACTTGAGAAATGGTATCTCACAAAATTTTGCAAAGGACACGCACACAGACGAGGGGTATTGAGTCTCCACAATGTGTTTGGCAAACTAAAATTGTCTGAAGTGCCGACGTCGTTGAAAAATGTCATAATTGAAAAATACGGAAAAGATCACAAAATTACTAAAATTTTAAATGAACAATTTAAAGCAGATGACTATAGTACTTCTGTTGGGTACATGGACACCTTAGACAAACAAAGAAATACCAACTGGCGATCTACATTTGCGGAGGTCGAATCATATTATGACTAATATTTTTCACACCCCGGGAGCGTTTGGCAACTATTTGGCTTTTTTAATAGATTCAAAAAATAGTGGGGAATTACTAGGTAGTCCTTTCACAGAGTCGGGATCAAGCCATGCCAGAAAAGAAACAACAGTTTCGTGTGACATAGTATTATCTGACAACTACAATAAGTTCAAAAAATGCACAGACAATGACATAGGAGTGTATTGGCCAGATGAGTATTTCTTTTATATTTTACACAGCGCCTATGGCAGGACTAACTCCGGACAGTATGGTGAATGTGGTGTGAAAAAGTTGCAACACAACACATGGCAATGGTATGTTAAACATCAAGCACATACACTAAACGGAAATGATTTACCATTATTTTTAGATAACCTAAAAACATTTTACGGATTTGATTGTAACGAACACAATCAAGTTGTTCCAAAAAGTATTCTACGTCAGTGTTATTTCTTCTATTTCACAAAACACTTCAAAAACAAGTTATACATTAAAAACAAACAGATACAAGAAAACAAAACTATAAGAAAAATAAGCATAGAAACAATATTAGATTACGAAAAGATAAAAACGTTCCTGGGTATTACCTTCGATTTTGCAAACATACATTTAGAGTTTATAGCAAAGAATCAGTCTCTAAAAGCATATCGGCAACAACACATCATTACAGATGCCGTAAAAAGTAAGAAAGCAGTGACGATTCCTGCTATGGATGTTATCACAGAAGCCGGTGTACTTTTTGCACTTGAAAAACATTACTACGATATTCCTTTTTACAATCTAGATTTTAATTTTACAGATACAAAACAACTTATAGACTACATTGAACATTTCCCACAATACATGAAAAAACCAAACAACTTATTTTTAGAACACTGGAAAACGTACAATGTCAAATAATTGGACTTTTGAAGGAAACAAAATTACCATCTTACCCGAAGAATGCGTAGGATTTGTCTACGAGATTACAAATTTAATCAACGGCAGGAAGTACATAGGCAAGAAACTCGCAAGGTTCAAACGATCCAGAGCGCCTCTAAAGGGCAGGCGGAACAAACGTAGATACAAAGTAGATTCAGACTGGCAAGACTACTACGGATCCAGTGATGAACTGACCATGGACATCAACAGACTGGGCAAGGAAAATTTTAAAAGAGAGATACTGTTCTACTGCAAATCAAAATCAGAACTATCATATGTTGAGGCACGAGAGCAGTTCTCACGTAAAGTGTTGGAAACCAAAGATTACTACAATGGTCATATCCGTGTTCGAGTACACGGTAAAGGAATCCTTAAGTCATAAAAAACCCCCAACTAAAATAGCCGGGGGTTCTAAACTTTTAAATGTTAATGAAAATTACGCCGCTGTTTTTGCCGCGTTCTTAACTTCTTGTATTTCTTTTCTTCTTGCTTTGATTAGTTTACTTAATTCAGCAAGTGCTTTTCTGGCTCTTGTTGCCGAAGCTTTTACACCTTTTTCAACGAACTTACCATTCTCTTCTGAATAAGTTTGAATTGCTGTCATTATACTTTCATGTGTTTGTGACATTGTTTTAATCCTTTGTTAGATTGTTAATTAACACTCTTAATATTAAAGCATGTATGAACTGGTTTTGTCAAGAAATATTTAAACTACTATTTCCACATCATTGGAATAATTGGTAAAACCATTCTCTTTTATCACTTTCAATACAGAGTTGACTCGAGATACCAGCTCGTCCTTGTGAGATATTAAGAAAATATTTTTATTTTGAGTTCGCGCCATGTCTTTTAATACTGCCATTGCGGCTTCCACACCCGATGTGTCCATTCCTGCATCTATAAGTTCATCAATGAACAGCAAGTTGATCTGTTGATACAATCCTTCCCACACGTCTCTGAACGCCCAACTCAAACTTAGGATCAATCTGTTTCTTTCACCTCTACTCAAATTGTCAAAGTCAAGTTCTCTGCCAAGTTCTTCTATTTGCACAGTGAGATCACTTTGGAAAACAACTGTGTGTGGCAGTTTCACTTTGCTCAGATACACAGCAAGTCTTTGGTTCAAATATGTTAAGTTCTGTTCTATAATCTTTGTTCTTAAAAAACTGTCTTTAGCAGTCAACAGTTTGTACAAAAACTCTTGGTGTCTGTACAAGTCTTCTAGTTCGTTGGCTCTTGTGAAATCAACTTTTTGTATAGCACTTTTGTTGAGCTCTTCAATTTGTTCTTGATATGGGTTTTCTTTTGTTTCAGTTTGTGTCAGTTGACGTTTAAGATCGTTCAATGATGCCTTGTGATTGTATGCTTCATCTAGTGTGTCATAGTACGTGTCTGGTATGTTGCCAAGATCACCTATAGCATCAATATCTTTTTGTATTTTACCAAGATCATTTTTTAGTTTGTTACTGTAATCTTCATTTTCAGTTAGTATAGTTTTTAGTTTATCCACTAGATGTGTGTGTTTGTCATCATGCAGGTCCTGTTCGCAAGTAGGACATTTAGCATCTTTGGCATATTCTATGTCTTTTTTAGTTTTGTCTACGTTAGCATCGGCCTTTGTCAAACTGTTTTCATGATATGCTTTTTCTTTCTGTAAATTTCTAATTGTTTTTGTGTCTTCATTGTGTTTTGATAATTTTTTGTGTGCTTCTATTTCTTGTTTGATATCAACTTTCTCTAATTCTTCAATTGCTTCTTTAAATTTTTCAATATCTTGATCTTTTTGAGTCTCCCAAGCACTGCTTCTTAATTTTATTGTTTTAATTGATGCTTCAATTTTTCCATTGCTGTCGGCTACACTATCTAGTCTATATTTTTCCGAAATTAATTCGTCTTTGTTGCTTTTCATTTGTGATTTTAGCATTTCTGCCTTTTCTGAAAGGATTGTTATACCAAGCAACTGTTCTATAATTTCTCTTTGTTCTGCTTGTTTTGTGGCCAAGAACGGCTGTGTGTAAGTGTTTAGTGCAATTATATTTTTAAACATGGCATGAGTCATACCAATCAACTTGTTTATTTCAGCCTGTGTTTCTCTGTTTTCACCTTGTGCTTCGTTGCTTTCTTGTTCAACGTCATTAATAAAAAATTTTAATTTTTGAGGTTTTCTACCTCTTTCGATGGTGTATGTAGTATTGTTTTTTTCAAATGTTATACCGACAACCATATCTTTGTTGTTAGTTTTGTTTACAAGATTATCTTTTCTAATCTGTGTCAGTGCATCGCCAAAAAATGCATAACTGATCGCATTGATTATTGTGGTTTTACCTGTACCATTTCTAGCACCAGCGTCATCACCACCCAGGTCTATGTTTTCACCAAGCACTAATACAAGGTGTTTGCCTTCAAAATTTATGGCCTGTGCTTGATTGCCCACAGACAAAAAGTTTTTTACTGTAAGTGTTTTAACTGTTAACATCTAAATTACTATAAATTGCCATTAATATTTTTTTGTCGTATGTTTGAGAATCTACACTTTCTAATTGTTTTACAACAATTTGGTCTACCGAATCAAATTTTTCAATAGTGGCTGTTGTCTGCTGTGCTTGATTAATCTGTTCAGGTATAAGTTGTAGTTCTCTTAATTTGTATTTGTCTATAAATGTTTCTCTAATAAAGTTTGCTTCTTCGTATGAAATTTTTATATCTAATGATACTCTAACATACATATTTTCTTTTAGCAATCCTTCTGGGTCAGCCAACAACTGGCTTATTTTGTAAGTTCTGTATCTTGGCATCTTGGGCCAATTAATATATTTTGGCGTTCCACCATATTCTAAAACCATCATACCACGTTCATCATCGCCTGCGTCTGCATAGTTGTGTGGAAATGCATTGCCCATGTATACAACATTATTTCTCACTTGTCTTTTGTGAAAGTGTCCAGTAAACACATATTCTTGATTTACAAAATGCTCTGCTTTTATACCGCCCACATCAGGCATTTCTACCATGGCATTCATCTGAAAGAATGGCAATTCAAAATGTCCAAAAATATATCTCTGTTTCATTTGCGGAATCTTTTTGTACTCGTCTTGCACAATCCATGGAACTATTGCTACATCTTCTGTTTCAATCCACTCATTTACAAGTTGTACGTTTGGTATATTTCTCACAAACTCCATTGAGTTTATTTCTCTTTTGTCTCTGTAAAATAGATCGTGATTACCCATTATTACATAAGTTTTTTCAAACGCCGCACCCAATCTTTCCATGTTGGAAACAGTATAGTTCATTGTGGAAACATTTGTGGACGATCTATGATGGTGCCAGTCACCTAGGAATATACAAGTTTCACAACCTTGTGCTTTGGCTTCTTGGATGAACCAATTTACAAATGACTCACAGTCATCATTGTGTATTCTCGAATTGCCTTTCATACCAAAGTGTATGTCAGTAAAGCAAGCCGCTTTTTTAAAAAACGCCATTATTTTTTCCTCTTAACTGGTCTGTGAAAACCTTTTGGTTGTTCTTTTGGTTGTAGTGCTCTCATTTTTTCTGCAGACTTTTCTACATATTTTAATATTGAATAATCCATTTTGCCAGTTTTTTTGTAGTGTTTGTTGAACAATGCCATGGAAGTTTTTGTTGCAACTTTTACAGGTGCCGTTTCTTTCTCAATTTTTTTCTTTTGTTTTTCAATTTGTTCACTCATCTGCCTAGTCATTGACGGCATAAGGTTGTTCTGTTCCATGATATCGTCTCTGATATTTTGATTCTTTTTTTCCACAATTAATATTCTTGTAAATGAGTTTGTTATGGCCGCTGTGTAGTATGCAAACGGATTCTCGGATTTTGATTCATCAAATTGTAAACCTATTTGACTCAATTGCATCAACGCTTGTGATCTCATTTCATCATTGTATGTGTAACCTCTCCAGTTTGATCTCGTTCCATACCGTTCACACAATTTCATATACATCTTTGCTAATTCACTAGTGACTTTTCCGTGTGTAAGACTAAACTGTCCGTTTTGCATACCACCTGTCCAGTGACTTTTGCCAACACACTTAGGTTTATCGTCAGCACTAATTCTAAAATGCTGAAACGGAGGAAAGTTTAATTTTGTATGATGATCAGCAACAGTTTTAGGATTGTTTTTTCGTTTGTCATCTTTAGGTATGTGATCAAATGTCATGACTCTAAACACTAGATCAGTTTTGTCAATTTTTCTTGGACTCACTTCAAAGTCTGACATTTTTAATTTATTTTTTCTGCCCGCGGCCGCTTTTGCAGTTTCCCATGCTTCTTGGGTCAGTCTTTTTGCTCTTGCTTTTCGTGCCAAAGCAACAGCATTTCTATTAATTTTTTTGATGTCTGTAAGGATTATATCATAGGCACTGTCTTCGCTTGACACATAAGAACAAAATGTGTTTTTGCTCATGTGTATTTGCTTCAGCAGATCTCTGTTGTTTAAGTAATTTACTCTTTTCATATGTTTCTGTGTTAAGTTTAAATGACCACAAACAGGTCTGTTGAATTGTGCTGGAAACGGGCCTTAAGATGTATTAAATGCGCCTATTATTTTGCCTATAAATATAGTTAGATTATACATTATTTTTATATTATGAGCAACCCAAATTATACAAACCCAAATGATAAAACCCTAGGCAAAGCCGTGGGCGGAACCGCCTCTAATATTTTTAATAGAACACTAGGTAGGTTATTTGGTGCAGGACTTAAAAAAGGTGCAGAAAAAGGTTTATTTGGCAGTGGCAGTCCAAGCACTGCTCGTTGGACAACTAGGAATGGAGCAACAGACTGGAGAGTCAAACTAACTATACCTTCTGAAAGTTCACTCAATGAACTGTTTTTTGGAGGCAGTAACAAAAATGCAAACAACATAGACTACAAAATATTAGGACCGTTGTCAGATCTAGGGGGAATAGTTTTTCCAATTACACCATCAGTAATAGTACAACACCAAGCAAACTATTCACAATTGGCAACCACACATGCAAATTATCCTTACTATGCATATCAAAATTCTGAACCTGCTAATTTAACTATTGTGGGAGACTTTCCTGTGCAAAATCAAGAAGACGCGGCTCACTGGGTAGCAACAATGCATTTTTTAAGATCAGTCACAAAAATGTTTTTTGGAGGAGATGATGCAGATAAAGGAAATCCACCACCAATTTTAAAATTTAATGGTTATGGTAACCATGTTTTCAAAAATGTGCCAGTTATAATAACAAACTTTACATGCGAACTACGTTCTGATGTAGACTACATTGCAACGTCACAAGGTGGCAGGCCAACAGCCAGAACAGCAAGACAATTTGGTTCTAGTGATGACGGTTTTGTGACTTTAAACAGTGCAAGTAATATTCCAGAAACATGGGCTCCTTCTTTAAGTACAATAACAGTTCAAATTCAACCAGTATACTCAAGAGACACAGTTAAGAATTTTTCAATGAGAAAGTTTGTGTCAGGCGAGTTACACAACTTTGGTGATAAAGGAAAAGGAATAGGATTTATTTAATGGCTGAATATTCAAATACGTCTCCTTATTTTGCAACTGATCAAAACAATATCAGTTTAGGTGTTTATACACCTAGAACAATCACAGCAGATGATGATGATGTAACCTACACCATTGATAAAATTTATGCTTATAGACCCGACTTGTTAGCATATGACTTATATGGTTCTCCAAGACTTTGGTGGGTGTTTGCTCAAAGAAACCCTAACGAAATAGAAGATCCAATTTATGATTTTGCTCCTGGAGTTACAATTCAATTGCCTAAGTTAAGCAATCTGAAACAAGACTTGGGAATCTAAAATGGCAGATTTTAATAATCCAACAACGGGAAATTCAGTTTTTGCTGGACTTGGACAAAAGTATGTAAAAAATTCTTTAGTTGAAGAAAATGTTTTACATCGTTATGCAAGTTACAACTATGTGTTAACGTTAAGTGCTTTAAGTAGAAATCAATTAGACAACCCAGACAACATTCCAACAGACGCACCGCATGATATTATTGCACGTACCGGCGGCATAGGTGATCCTAATACCACTGGCATTATTGATGATACAGGAACTATAGACACCGCTGGCGACAGAACAATAAAACCAACAGCAAAACAGGTGATTGGTGAAAGCCAAAGGGTGTTGAATAAAGGCAGAGATCTTTATTTTAACAGTTGTGTAATTGACAGTTTTCCAAGACCAAACGAATTTAGAAAATTAATGAATTATACCAAAATTGAAATGCAACTAGAAGAACCCAACGGAATAACATTTTGGGAAAAGTGTAGAGCGGCCGCTTTTAATAACGGTTACAGGAATCACACAACAGCACCTTTTTTAATCACAATAGAGTTCAAAGGATTAGACAGTTTAGGAAACATGATTGATAGTCCAGTGCCTAAAAGAGTTTATCCTGTGCGATTATCAAAATCATCTCTACAAATGAACGCTGGTAGTACAACATACACAGTAGAAGCATATCCATGGACAGAATTTGCAATGATAAACGCTTTCTTGTTCACACGTTCAACTGGTAGAATATTATCGAACGCAGGCGGAACAATCCAAGAAATGTGTACGCAATTTGCAAAAAACTTAAACAAAGACATTTTAGATAATGAAAAAAATGCTGGTCTTAGAGAAACAGTAGACAAATATGAAATTACTGTTGACAATGACATAGGTAGATTACAAACAGAATCTGGAAATCAATATCCAGTAACAGGACCTTTGGGTATTTTTACAGTGGCACGACTGTCGCCCGTGACCTATAGGAAAAATACGTCTATAATAAAAACAATAGAAGACCTAGTGAGACAGTTTGAAAAATATAATAATATAGAAAAAATTATACTTGATCAAGCCAAGCGGTTTGCAGATGGAACCAAGATATCAGAAGAAGAACAATATGTTGATTGGTATAAAATTATAACAACTGTAAAGGAAAACCCCGAATTTGATAATGTGTTAAAAACACACAGCAGAACAATTAGATATCATGTTAAAACTTTTAAGATACACATTCTAAACTTTGTAAAAGCAGGGTATGGATTTAGTTTTGATTATGATCTTGCTGTAAGAAAAAAATTCAATTACACGTACACAGGACAGAATTTAGACATTTTAGATTTAAATATTGAATATAATGCAGGGTACTATCAATCTATTTTACGTAAAGCAGACCCAAGTTTTTTTAATAAAATTTTACAACAAGGAAAAAAGGTTGTAAGGTCACTTTTTGGAAGTGGAACGTTTGAAGCGGACACTCTTTTGCCCTTACACCAATACATTACAACAATCGACAGCGAAAGTCCAACAGTGCAAGGACAAGACGAAAGTATTGGAGCCAAACAAGCACTTGGCAACGCACAGTACGACTATCTTGTTAATCCTAAAGGAGACATGGTCAATGTTGAAATGAAGATTATGGGAGATCCTGCATTTTTAGGACAGGACTATGCTATACCTATGAAAATGGGAAATGAAAAAGTTCGTGCAAAAATTGGACCAAATTTATGGGACGCACAATTAGGAGCATTTAATTTTGACAACGGTGAAGTTGTTGTACAACTTAATTTTAAATTTCCAAGTGACTTTGACGAGAACACAGGACTTTACAAATTCAATACTGAGGCCACTCCACAGTTCAGCGGCTTATATAGAGTTATTAAAGTAGAAAGTAATTTACAAAACGGACAGTTTACACAAAATTTAACAATGGCAAGATGTAATAATCAGCAAAAAGTCACAGCCGCAACATTAAGATGGAGTGGACAAAACAGTGACGATGGATCTAAAAGTGCTACCGGGCCCAGTGAGAACTTTGGTATAGGAGATACGGATGGCGCTTAATCAAGGATACTCATCTTCACAAAAACAACAGAATGACAAATCATATACTGATTTAGACGCTGGTCCATATATTGGTATAGTAAAGGAAAACAAAGACCCAACTAGAATGGGCAGAATAGGTGTTGTTATTCCTGCTATTCACGGTGCTCAAAATGTAAGCACTGAAAATTTAATTTCATGTGAATACCTTGCTCCTTTTTATGGAGCAAAAAGTCCTACTGCTGTTAACACATCTGATGTAACAAATTATGAACAGTCGCAACATTCCTATGGTATGTGGATGGTTCCACCTGATATAGACACCAGAGTGCTGGTGACTTTTGCTGAAGGCAAAATTACTCAAGCATACTGGATGGGCTGTATTCAAGAACCTTTTATCAATCACATGACACCCGGTATTGCAAGTTCAAAAAATACCTACAATCCTGTATTGGGAGACACTGACATCTCAAATAGAGCAGGTATATACGGAAATGATAATCTTCCAGCAGGAGAAGTCAACAGAGGAATATTTGATAGTGTAAGCCAAGCAGGTTTTGATAAATTAAAAAAACCTATACACCCTTTTGCACGTAAATTAAAAAATCAAGGGTTGGTCAAAGATGATGTTAGAGGAAATACTACTTCAAGTGCTAGAAGAGAAACACCAAGCCAAGTATTTGGTATCAGCACTCCAGGCCCTATAGACAACAGATCAAAAGTAAAAAAAAGTGTTGGAACTTTAGACAATAAAGAACAAAAAGTTTTAACAAGAAAAACTGGTCACACCTTTGTGATGGATGACGGTGACGCTGAAGGAGCCAATCAATTAGTAAGATTGAGAACTAGTTCAGGGCATCAATTGTTAATGAGTGATTCTGCAGGTGTTGTTTATCTTGCAAACGCTGATGGCACAGTATGGATGGAATTTTCAAACAACGGAATGGTTGATGTGTATGCTCAAACAGGATACAATTTAAGATCTGGCGCTGACATAAATTTCCATGCAGAAGGTAATATCAATATGTATGCAAATAAAAGTGTCAAAATAAAAGCAAATGAAGAAAATGGAACAGTAGCAATAGACGGTGCTAACATTTTAAATTATGCATCTGATAACATTACAAGTTTTGGAACAAATGTTTATCAAAAGGCAACTACAAATATTGTAGCAGATGCTGGGCAAAGAAATATTCAACAGGGCATGACTAGAGTAGATCTTATTGGGGGCCAAGTACATTTCAACAGTTATGGTACAATTGGAAATCTTGTAACTCCTTTGTCAAGAACGTCTTACACACAACCAACTGGCACAGGTACGTTGTTAACAAATTATCCAGATGTCACACTTAGACCTTTAGATGAAATATATGAAGTTGACAGAGCATTGCCAGGTATGTCAGGCATGAGAGTGCCAACACATGAACCATTTTGGGGACACCAAGATAATGCTCCTGCTTTTGGATCAGTTGGCGGCACAACAACTGCTATTGGCACGCCAGGCCATATAGAAGATCTTAACAGAAAAAGTAATTTGATGAGTGTGCGTTGGGCACAATATAAAGCAGACATTGATGCAGAATTATTTAAAAAGCCAAATTCATCTGCTGAATCAGTTATAAATCTTTTCAATGGCGGCAAAGGAAAAAACTTTTTTACTAACACTGACGGCTATGCAAGTTTAAGCTCAAAAGAAAGTGAGACTTACAATCAAATAATAGCAACACCAAACACAGTGGCTGGAACTGCGAATTTTTCTGAAGTAGTTGTAAATCAATCAGGAGTGCTGTACACATCTGGTACAACAAACCAAACAGAATCAGGTCCAATTAAAAACACAGGCAACCTATCACAGGTTAGAACAGTAAGTTCAGGATCAAATGTATATAATAATGTTTCTAACATGACCACTACATATAAGAATGTTGTTGGAGGAAAAGTAACCTCAGTTGTGCAGACAGTAGAAACGGTAAGTACAGTTGCTAGAACAGTTGCTACTTTAGGTAAAGTTGCTCGTAGTGTAGGAAAATATTTTGGATTTTAATCATGGCATACAATAGTTCATCAGGAAACGGATCAGGATACATCGGCGGCAGGTCTGTGTTTAAAGGATTCAGTTCAAAAGCAGACAAAAACAATTTTAAATTGTATGACTTTGCTTTAATCAAACAAGACCTAATAAACAGATTAAGTGTGAGAAAAGGTGAAAGAGTTGAAAACCCTGAATTTGGTACAATAATATATGATGTACTTTTTGAACCATTAACTGAAGCAGTCAAGCAGGCAGTAGCAGATGATATTACAGCAAATTTGAACGCAGATCCAAGATTACAAACAGAAGACATCATTGTAAGTGAATTTGAACACGGTATTGCTGTGCAGGCCACTATACGTTTTGTGCCCTACAATGTGGTAGAAAAACTTACATTTAGTTTTGACGAAAACAGCACCCTGCGTCTATCTTAATATACGCACTTTTCCTAACATATAAATACCGTTGTAATTACAATGGCCACAACAGATAGACAGAACAGACTTTTAGTAGCCGAGGATTGGCGTAAGATATACACATCTTTCCAACAGGCTGATTTCAAATCTTATGACTTTGAAACCATTCGTAGAACAATGGTTGCATATCTGAGAGAAAATTATCCGGACGATTTCAACGACTACATAGAAAGTTCAGAATATGTTGCTCTGTTAGATCTAATTGCTTATGTGGCACAATCACTTTCATTTAGAGTTGATTTAAATGCTAGAGAAAATTTTTTAGAAACTGCTGAAAGAAGAAATTCGGTTTTAAGATTGGCAAGACTGATCAATTACAACGCCAAAAGAAATCTACCTGCAACAGGATTATTAAAGTTTGATTCAGTTGCCACTACAGAAAATGTAATTGATTCATCTGGTACAGATCTTGCAAGTACAACAGTTGTTTGGAATGACGGAACCAATGCAAATTACAGAGAACAATTTGTTAATATTCTAAACGCCGCAAATGCTTCAGGACAAGTTTTTGGCAAACCTGCTGAGTCTGATACTATTGGCGGTATTAAAACAGAAATCTATAATACAAGTTCTAACAACACAGACCTACCTATCTTTACTTTTAGTAGATCAGTTAGTGGAATAGACCGAGCATTTGAAATTGTACCATCAACAATATCTGGATCTGAAAGCATATATGAAAACACCCCAATTCCAGGTGGCGCTTTTAGTTACATATACAGGACAGATGGTGCTGGCGATACGTCAAATAACACAGGCTTTTTTACTTTGTTCAAACAAGGGGTATTGTCAAATTTAGAATTTAACATTGAAAACCCAACAACAAATTTTATTCAACCTATTAATGTTCAAAACATTAATAATTCCGATGTATGGTTATATGAACTTGATGATTTTGGACAATTAGAAAATCTTTGGGACAAGGTTCCAACTACTTCAGGTAACAATGCAATTTATAATTCATTAGCAAAAAGTCAAAGAAATATCTACAATGTTGTTACAAAAAATAATGATACAGTAGATTTAGTTTTTGGTGATGGAAACTTTTCAAATCTACCTTCAGGTGCATTTAGATCATATTATAGACAATCAGACAATGCGTCATATTCAGTTCAACCTGCAGACATGACAGGTATTAACTTTAGTATAGGATACAATGATAAAAATGGTGCTCCACAAACATTAAATATTTCAGCATCACTACAACAATCAGTTTACAACGCGGCGCCAACAGAATCATCTGATTCAATCAAAGAAAAAGCACCACAATCTTATTACGCTCAAAACAGAATGATTACAGCAGAAGATTACAATGTGGTACCTTTGTCAGCCTCGCAAGAAATTATTAAAGTAAAGTCAGTTAACAGAACAGCATCAGGTATATCAAGAGCTAAAGAAATTGTTGATCCTACAGGTGCATATTCTAACGTTAGTGTTTTTGCTGAAGACGGTATTTTATATAGAGAAGAAACAACACCTGCCTTTAGTTTTACATTTAACAACACAAATGAAATTTTAAGTACAATTAACAACAGTGTTGAAAGCAAATTAAAAGATGCTACTTCAAGTCAATTTTTCTATTTCAAATATGGAACAAAAGATTTAAGTTCATTGTCAGCGTCATGGGTAAGCACTACAACAGGTACAAATACCAACACAGGTTATTTTAATGCAAGTGGTCCTTTGGCAGTTGGAGGATTTTCAACTTCTAATTTAAAATATGCAAAAGTTGGAGCACTTATAAAATTTACATCTCCAGACACTAGAGAATTTCTAAATGGAAAATTAGTTACAGCAGGCACGGAAAACGCACAAGACAGAGCATGGGTAAAAGTTTCAGGCCTAGAGGGTGATGGATCAAATTTTGGCGAGGGAAATTTAGAGTCAGGCGTTGGACCAGTGACACTGAATGATATAGTTCCTGCAAACGCAGTGTTGAATCAAGTATTTCCTGTCTTTACAAATACTTTTACTAGTGTTTTAAAAGATGATATAATAGAAAGAATAAATGCATTTGAAGAATTTGCATTAAGATTCAATGAAGAAACTGGTGAATGGATAGTTATTACATCTTCAAATCTGAGTGCATCAACAAGTTTTGACTTAACATCTGCAGGAGACTCAACTAACACAAATAAAGATCAAAGTTGGTTCTTTAAATTTACAAATGATGGAAACACCTACACAGTCACATATAGATCATTAGCATATATTTTTGAATCTGAAAAACAAAACAAGTTTCACTATGATAAAACTGAAAAAGTTTATGATTATGAAACAGGAGTAGCAGTCAAAGACAGTATCAAAGTTCTTAAAAACAACACTAAATTAAGTACAGGACTAGGCTTGGGCTATAACATTGAATGGTCAGTTGTTGACACAATTGAAGAAGCAGATGGTTATCAAGACAATAGAAAAGTACAGGTAGGATTCCGCGACTCAGATGATGACGGTGTAGTTGACAATCCCGAAATATTTGACATTATAGTTGAACCAACTGTTAATCCTACAACTAAATTTGTATTTTTTGAAAAATACCTAAGTTATAATAATATCGAAAGATTTAGACCATATGCAGGTACAAATTTTGTTGTGTCATTAAATGAAGCAGACATAACACTGCCAGGAGCATATACAGATGGGCAGTTATTTTATTTTTACGAAGGTACAGAAAATGTTATTAAAAAATATGATGCGGCCACTCTTACTTTGACTACAACAACAGACTACATAGCAAGAAGAGGCAGGGCAACAATTAATTTTCAATACAAACATCATGCAGGACAAGACACAAGGATTGATCCTAGCGTCAGTAACATTGTTGATCTTTACATGCTAGAAAGAAGTTATGATTCAAGATTTAGGACATGGCTAAAAGAAGGTGGCACAAAACCTACTGAATCAACATCTGATCAATTGAGAATTAGTTACAGTGGTTATTTGAATCCACTGAAAGGCCTATCAGACCAATTAGTTTATCATCCAGTAAAATACAAGATACTGTTTGGGGCAAAAGCAGACAATGAATTTCAAGCAACATTTAAAGTTGTAAAAAACACAGCAACTAGAGTTACAAATGCAGTCATTCAAACTAAAGTTATACAAGCAATCAACGAGTTTTTTGCTTTAGATAATTTTGATTTTGGTGACACATTTTATTTTACAGAATTAGCGGCATACATTCACAAACAACTAGCACCCGATTTGCTTTCTGTTGTAATTGTGCCAAACCAAAGCGGACAAAGTTTTGGATCATTGTTCCAGATATCAGGAGCAGACGATGAAATTTTTATCAGTGGGGCCACCGTTGATGATGTTTCTATAATTGATGCAATTAGTGCCAACCAATTAGCGGCTTCTGGCTCAGTTGTAACATCAACCACAGACACAACATCAAGTGCAAGATCAACATCAGCAGTATCTACGGTGACCTCTAGTAGTGCAGGAAGTGGAAGTTCATCATCCAGTTCAGGCAGTAGCGGGTCAGGATACTAACGATGGCAGACAGATCAATTAATTCACAAAGTAATAGCGTAATATTCAAAGACAAAAACGGAGTTGAAATACGTAGATCAGTTGCACACCTTCCTGCGTTTTACAGGACGGATGCCAACGAAAGATTTTTATCAAGCACACTTGATCAATTGATACAGCCGGGTCAACTTGAAAGACTAGATGGCTTTATTGGACATGAATCTGCTTATACTAGAAATACAAACAAAGACAAATATCTTACTGCCACCAGCACAGATAGGAAAAATTATCAACTAGAACCAACAGTCACTTATACTGACAGAGACACATCTAGTATAAATCCTGAAGACCAGGTTAAATTTACTGGAACCTATGACGACTACATCAATCAAATAAAATATTTTGGTGGACTAGTAGATAATCATGATAGACTTAACAAAGAAAAAGTATATGCATGGAATCCAGCAGTTGATTTTGATAAACTTGTAAATTATAGAGAGTACTATTGGTTGCCTGATGGTCCTAACGCAATTACAATAAACACAGTTGGCACAGGCGCTGTCACAGAAATAGATGTAAAAAATAATGCGGCCGGAGCCTACAATTTTAGCACCAGAGCCGGAGTTGACAGTCCAACACTTACACTTTACAGAGGCAACACATACAAATTTATAGTTAACGCCGCCGGGCATCCGTTCTACATAATGACTGAACCTTTTAAAACAGGAGTTGCGGTGGACGGCTCAACTTCTGTGTTGTACACTTCAGGCGTTACAAACGCAGGTACTGACAAAGGCACAGTAGAATTTGTTATTCCTACTGATGCTCCAGACACTTTATATTATCAATGTGGAAATCATCAAGCCATGCATGGAGTAATACGTGTAATGACAGTGAACGACGCAACAAAAATCAATGTTGCAGATGATATTTTAGGTGCAAAAAATTACACAACATCTTCGGGTGTTGTTTTATCGAACGGCATGAAAGTAAAATTTTCAACAAATGTTACAGATACAGCAGTGTATAACAATAATGAATTTTATGTTGAAGGCGTAGGTGATAGTATAACTTTAACTGACACAGCAAATTTAATTACTCCTGAATCTTATGCTACTGAAACCACTACATTGTTTGACTCGGTTGACTATGATTCAAGACCATATGCAAAAGCATTTTACAGACCAGAAACAAAAGATTACATCACAATAAAAAGAGATTCTTTAGATCAAAATGCTTGGTCAAGATACAACAGATGGTTTCACAAATCTGTGATTGAAGCCACTGGTGTTGCAAACAGTTACACTCCTAATCTTTTAGAAACAGACAGAGCAAAAAGACCAATTATAGAATTTGATTCTAGCCTTAAATTGTATGATCACGGTTTAATAGCAAAAACATCTGTTACACTTATAGACACAGTGACTACTGATGCTTTTACAGACATAGTAAGCCAAACAGGTTATATCATTGACGGACTATCTATACAAGACGGAATGCGTATTTTGTTCACAGCAGATACAGACCCGTTGGTAAAAAATAAAATTTTTACTGTAAATTTTGTTGATGTTGGAGACAGCACTACGGCCAAAATCATTGCATTGACTCCTAGCACCGACACAGACCCAGGAGATGCAGAGAGTGTATTTGTAGAATTAGGAACAAACAATCAAGGAAAGACGTATGCATATAGTTCAACAACTAAAACTTGGAGTACTGGACAAGAAAAAACAAAAGTAAATCAACAACCATTGTTTGATGTTTTTGATAATTTGGAAGATAAAAGTTTTAGTGATACCACGTACTTTCCTAATACAAATTTTGCTGGAGCAAAAGTTTTTGAATACAAAACTTCAGATACAGCAGTCACAGACACAGTTTTAGGCATCAAAGTAAAATATAAAACAATAAACAATGTAGGAGATATTGTTTTTAGCTCAGATCTTGTTTCAGATAGTTTTACATACAAAAGCGGAGAAACGTTTGTAACTAAAAAATTGAGATCCGGACATTTAAACTATACAACAGGAGCGACAACACACACTCCAAAAGAGAGTTGGGTACAAAGAGAAGCAGAAAGTAAACAAAGAGTTGTTAGAACTATTGTTGTAACAGCAGATGAAAAAAAACTTTTTCCAATAGATGTTTATAAAAATTCTGTGTCTCTGTTAGACCTTGAAGTAAGTGTAGACGTAAACCATATTAGAAAAGATCTAACAACGGATTATATTCTGTCTGATGGGACCACAAACAAATATGTAAATTTTGTTAAAGAACTTAATGTTGGAGATATTGTAAAATTGTCATGTTATTCATCTGCTACAAAAATTAACGGAATTGGTTTATATGAGGTGCCGGAAAATTTATCTGTCAATCCATTAAACAGTCCGTTAGGTGAATTTACTTTTGGAGAAGTATCAAAACACGTACATGACATACAAGAAAAGAATACTGATATTATCGGAGATATTCCGGGGTCTTCTAATTTAAGAGATCTACCTGATGTAAGAACAAAAGGTGGAACTATTATCCAACACTCTGCACCATTACCGCAAGGCATTTTCAGTTTGATTGATCAAAATGCAAACGTAATCAAGTCATTAGATTATGCTAATTTAGAATATCAAAAATTCAAAGAAAATTTTATCAATAACAGCAAAGCAAAAAGTTATGATGGAGATGTTCCTGCTCATGTCGATGAACTTATAGACACTGTAAGTCAAAACAAAAACAATACTTTCCCGTTCTTCTTTGAGGACATGATAGGATTTGGCCCTAATTTTAGTTTAAGAACGTATACAGTTTTAGACTCTAATGAAGTTGAATATGCAATTGATTCTACGCATTCAATGACAACACCAAGCAACAGAGCAGTATATGTCTACTTAAATGATGTACAACTATACGTTGACACTGACTATACATTCAGTACAACCGATGACAGCATAACAATTAAAACTACAATTTCAGAGGGGGACGTTCTAAAGATAAAAGATTATAGTGATACAACTGGCAATTTTATACCACCTACCCCAACAAAACTTGGAATGTATCCAAAATTCAAACCAGAGATAGTCACAGACAACACTTACAGAACAAGTCAATCTGTGATTATAGGACACGATGGATCAAGAACCATTTCCTATGGAGATTACAGAGACAATGTCTTGTTAGAATTTGAAAAAAGAATATACAACAACTGTAAAACTGTATATGATTCTACACTGTTAAAATTAACAGACGTAATACCGTCGGGTTTCACAAAAACCGATTACACATTACCGGAAGTTGATACGGTTTTGTCAACAGACTTCTATGCTTGGGCAGGAAAGAACGGTGTTGATTGGCAGAACAATTCAACATATGTAAGTTCAGATGCCTTTACATGGAATTACAGTTTTACTAAAGACTCAATCAATAACGAAAGTCTTCCGGGGTATTGGAGAGGTATTTTCAAATTGTTTTATGATACAGACAGACCACACACGCATCCATGGGAAATGTTGGGGTATACCGAAAAGCCTACAACGTGGGATGATAATTATGGTCCAGCACCTTACACAGCAGGTAATTCTGTTTTATGGGAGGACCTAGCGGCAGGATATGACAGAAATATAAATGCTACTCACACCAGATACATAAGAACAGGGTTAGCAAATTATCTACCGGTAGACGATTCAGGAAATTTAAAAACACCGTTAGCAATTGGAATAGTTGCTGGAGAAACAACAAGAAATACAACACATCCTTGGAGTTTTGGAGATCAATCACCGTCAGAAACTGCGTGGAGAAGATCATCAGCGTATCCTTTTTCAGCAATGAAATTGTTAGCACTGACAAAACCAACCAAGTTTTTTGGATTGTACTTTGATAATTCAAGATTGACACTAAATGTTTCGGGCAATTTAATAGACAAAGATACAGAAACACGTCAATCACTAGTGGACAGCAAATACCATTTAGAGACTGAAACAAGCAGTACTACTGGAGCCGTTACAAGATACGTGACTGCAGGTTATCAGCCATGGGTTGTAAATTATTTGATTAAAGAAAATCTTGATCCGGCAGTTTTCTTTTATGATAAACTAAAAAATCTAAAAGTACAACTTGCATATAAATTAGGAGGGTTTACTGACAAAGCCAATATAAAAATTTTAACAGATTCAACGTCACCGGCAAGTTCAAGTGGTTCTCAATTTATACCAGACGAAAACTACAAAATTTTATTTAGAACATCGAACCCTGTGAACAGTTTTGATTATTCTGGTGTGCTTATTGAAAAAAATACAAATATTAGTAATGATGGCTCTACACTACAAGGTGGATTTAAAGTTGTTGGGTACAATTCTTTAAGACCATATTTTAAAGTTTTAAACCCAATACGTAATTCAAATGTAAACAAAATAGCAGTAGGTACAGCGAATGCTTTTATATATAAAAATTGGTCAAGCAATGTAAAAACAGTAACGTACGGCACAGTTTTAAAAACAGTTCAAGAAGTAACTGATTTTGTTATAGGTTATGGAAAATATTTAGAATCACAAGGATTTGTTTTTGATAACTTTAGTAATGAAATAAAAGAAACATTAAATTGGGAAACTTCAGCAAAAGAATTTTTATATTGGACAACTCAAGGTTGGCAACCAGGTTCTGCAATAACAATATCGGCAGGCGCAAACGGATTTAATCTAGAAACAAATAATAGTATTATCAGCAGACTTACAAACATGCGTGATGATTACAGTGTTCTAGATGCAGGCGGTAGGTCAATTCCTAGGAAAGAAATATCAACTAAAAGAATAGGAACAACATTTAATATATCAAATAAAAATGCTGAAGTAGGAATATTCAATGTAACAATGAATTCTGTTCAAAAAGAACATCTAATAATTTTTGATAATAAAACAGTGTTCAATGATGTGATATTTGAAACTACTACAGGTTTTAGGCAAGAAAGATTAAAACTAGTTGGTTGGAAAACAGGCAATTGGAATGGTGATTATTATTCACCAGGTTTTGTTTTTGATGAAGCAAAAGTTACTTTATGGTTAGCAAACACAAATTATGAAATTGGTGACACAGTTGAATATGACGCCAAGTTTTTTGTTGCTAAGACAAATCATAACAGTAGTGCTACATTTAATTTTGCACAATGGCAAATTAAAGATACAAAACCAAAACCTGCATTAATTCCAAATTTTGATTACAAAATTAATCAGTTTAATGACTTTTACAATTTAGAAACAAATAATTTTGATGAAGATCAACAAAGTCTTGCTCAACATTTAATTGGATACCAAAGCAGATCATATTTAGAAAACTTGTTTGTAAATGATATTTCACAATACAAATTTTATCAAGGATTTATTAGAGACAAAGGCACACAGACTGCCATAGATAGATTATTGAAAGCACAATTTAATGATGAAAGTTTAGCAATTGAAACGTACCCCGAATGGATGATTAGAGTTGGTGAATTTGGAAATGTTGATGGATTAAAATCTGTGCAAGTAAGACTAGATGATGATAAATTTACAAACAACATTCAATCAATTGAATTATTAGATGTAGGAACAACACAAAGTTACAACAGATCAGTAGCAGTCACTAAAGATCAGTTGTATCTATCTCCGCTAGAATATACAGCATCATCGACTTTTAGCAGATACGATTATTCTCAAGAAGGGTTTGATAGAGATTCACATATAGTTTATAAAACAGCAGGTTGGCCTAGAAGACAAGATGTACAACACACTGCATACGACATAGAACAATTAGAAAATTTAGACATGAACTCAATTCAAAACAATGATCTTGTTTGGATTGCTAGGAAAAAAAATACTGATTGGGACGTACAAAGAATTACCTCTACTGATAACACAATAAAAAACATGCAATCTTTTAACAATGATACACAGTTGTTGATAAGAACAAATTTAAGTCATTCATTTGTCAAAGGAGAATACGTTGGAATACGAAATTCACAGTTTGAAGAATTAAATGGAGTGTACGAGATACAAGAAGTACCAAATGCTAATCAAGTTTTAATAAATTACGTAAACGCAAGTAGGTTAGGCGCAGGCATATCTGTCCTTGAAGACGAGTCTACATTTAGCACATATGGTGATGTTTACAAATTTGTTAGTGTTAGACTATCTACAATGAACAATGTAAATGATCTACTTTCATATAGTGATTATAGGAAAAAAGATGTTGCTAATAAAGTAAATGGTGATAGAGTTTTTGCAGACAATGACGGAGGCACTTGGAATATATATGAAAAAGAAGATCCATATTCAACAACAATTTTAAACAGTCCAGATACCGAGAGCAGTCAAAATTTTGGTTATAGAATTGTAGGTCGAGAAGACGGAAGAACACTTGTGGTATCAGCACCAGGCAAAGATAAAGGTACTGTTCATTTCTATTTTAGAAGAAGTGCAGATGCAGGCACAGCCTTTACAGTACAAAACAGTTTCACTATGACAGAAGGCAATGATAACACTTCAAGATTAGGTGAAAGTTTATCTATTAGTAGTGATGAAAACTTTGTAGTAGCAGGTGCACCTTACACCAATGCACTAGGAGCCGATGGGAGTACAAGATTTTCCAATTCCGGATTAGTTAAAACATACATATGGGCTCCTTCAACATTTAGTTACGGTGAACTAAACACATTGACTGGCCCACACGATGGTTCAAGCAATTTAGAAAATGCAAATTTTGGTTGGTCTACAGCAGTGTCAGAACCAACTGACAATTCAGGCAGAGCATCAACTCCAAAATTATTGTTTGTATCAGCACCTGGTTATGACAGCGATACAGGTATAGTGCATATGTACGATTGGAATGTTGGATCAGATGGTTCTACTTACGACACATGGACCCAACAAGTTGCAATACAATCAAATGATCCAGATGCGGGGCAAAGATTTGGACACAAAATACAAGCCAACGACAATGGAGATATATTAGCAGTGGCATCTATTGCTACTGGCAAAGCAGGCAAGGTTGAAATTTTTACAAGATCAAGTTTAACGAATGATGACAGTACTCAGTATGTTTGGACGCATAGACAAACACTGACAGGTGCATCCGCAGACGGATCTACTTTAAATGTGGCATTTGGTGAAGACATCGCCATGAGTAAAGATGGCACTAAACTTTTTGTTACTGCTCCTGGATATGACAAGACTAATCAAGCAGATGCTGGCGCTGTCTATTATTACAAATTCAATGCAGACGGATCCACAAATCTTTACACACAACAACAACTTTTACAAGCACCAGATTTGCAAACAAACATGAAATTTGGAACAACAATAAACACAAATCTGGAAGGCACAAGAATAACAATTGGCGCAGAAAAACAATCAAACTCCAGAGAAATGAAATTTGATACAGGCGCAACAACATTTGATTTACAAGACACAACAGTTGTAGATCTAAATATTGGTTCCGGCGGTGTGTACACAGCAACAATGTACAACACTGAATTAGTAATTGATGATAGATTGGTCACCACTAAAGTAAGTGCTAATGATGATTTTGGCAGAGGAGTTTATATAAATGAAAGAGGCGTTTATATTGGTGCTCCAGACGATGATTCAGCAACTACTGTTATAAACGACGGTACTGTGGCGCAGTTTGAATTGAACACAATTGGATCATATTCCTGGAAACAATTAGTAAAAGAACAAGCACTAATAGATAATAGGAAAATAAAATCTGCATTCGTTTTCAATAGAAACACAAACGAGGTAGTAGATAATCTTGATTATTATGATCCAATTAAAGGTAGAATACTAGGAATTGCCGATAGAGAAATTAATTTTAAATCAGAATGGGATCCAGCAGTGTACAATGTTGGACAAGGGCAATCAACAGTAGACCAAAGAACTGCTTGGGGCGAAGAGCATATTGGTGAAGTTTGGTGGGATCTTTCAACAGCAAGATGGTTATGGTACGAACAAGGTACACAAGAATACAAAACAAAACATTGGGGAGAGTTATTTCCAGGAGCAACAATTGACATATACGAATGGGTTGAGTCAACTAACACACCAACAGATTGGGACAATCTTTCCGACACTGCCGCCGGAGTATCACAAAGTATAAGTGGACAACCAAAATATGCAGACAACACTGTGTATACAGTCAAACAAAAATACGACAGTGCATCAAACAGTTTTGTGAACTATTATTATTATTGGGTAAAAAACAGTGTGTTTTTACCTGCTTTAGATAAAAGTGTTGTGGTTAGAAAAAACACAACATCTTATATTTCTAATGTAATACAAAATCCTTTAGGATCAGGCATAAAATATTTTGGTGTAACAGATTCAAATAAACTTTTAATTTTCAATGTAAAAAACACTTTAGCAAATGACAATATAGTGTTTAATATAAATTATTCAGATGTCACTACCGATGATGAAGATCACTCTGTATGGAAGTTATTCAGTGAAGGAGATCCAAACGATAGACCAGGAGCAAGAATAGAAAATAAATGGTGGGACAGTTTAATTGGTGCAGATACATCAGGTAATGTTGTACCAGAGATAGGACTTCCAGTAAATCGTAAGTACGGAAACAGTATTAGACCAAGACAAAGTTGGTACATTAACAGATATAATGCACTTAAAGAAATAGTTGATTACACCAACAGTGTAATGATAAAAAATGAATTAGCAAATACAATTTCTTACAATAATTTAGATAAACAAGAACCTGAACCAACTGCACAAAGTGGATTATGGGACGCATCTGTTGACACATATGCAGATCTTACTTACATTGATACAAGAGATTTAAGCGGCACTGTAAACTATCTAGTAAAAGCAGACGAAGTAAATTCAAATGGATTCTGGGCAATATATCAATGGAATGGCACAGAATTTGTAAGAACAAAATTACAAACTTATAAAACTTCTGTTTACTATGAACTAAAAGATTGGTATGGTACTGATACTAGTGTACATGGAATGATACATAGTGCAGACACTCCTATAGATGCACAGGTAACTTTTGAATATGAATTAGATACTTTAAACCTTGCAGTAGGCAAACACGTAAAAGTAACAAAAGCAGACACTGGTGGTTGGAAATTGTTTATGAAAACAGCAACTGGTTACACAAACGTAGGTACTGAAAATGGCACTATACAACTGAAAAATTCTTTATATGATTATTCAATAGACAACACTGGATACGCAGGAGACGACACATTTGATGACAACTTCTTTGATCAAGAGCCAACAATTGAAACAAGGAATATTTTGACTGCTTTAAGAGATGACATTTTTGTTGGTGAGCTAAAAGGTGAATATAACAATTTGTTCTTTATTGGTTTAAGAAAAGTTCTAGAAGAACAAGGATATGTTGACTGGTTATTCAAAACTAGTTTCCTAAATGTGAAAAATAATTTTAGAGAACTAACACAAAGGAAAACATATACCACTGGTGCAGATTCTTACGTTGAAGAGTATATAAAAGAAGTAAAACCTTTTCATACTAAATTACGTGAGTACAAAGTTGGTTACAACAAAACAGAAACACAAGATGGATTGTTTACAGATTTTGACAATCCACCTTTTTATGATCAAGAAATAAAAACAATACGTAATTTAGATGTTGGAAGTACAGCAGACGCCACAAGAATAACCGAATATCCACACAAAATATGGAATGACAGTTATAAAAAATCTGTAAAAAGTCTCACTTTGAACAGTGGTGGATCAGGATACACAACTGCTCCAACAGTTACTTTTGTAGGAGGATCAGTTGAAAACACAGGACCATTCCAAATTTTAGGCAGAAGTAACTCAAGTAGTACTTCTGGTAGTTACGGATACTTTTATCCACTATTTTCGTCGGAACAGAATGCTAACATATATGACACGCAACAGGGTGGATCAGGAAGATCTTTTACTGTCACATTTGACGAACATGTAGGTAAAACTTTTTATATGCCTGCAAGTACTACCAATGAAGCAGTCAGCACAAGAAACTTTGAATTTAAACTTTATGAAGAACCTACAGTTACTCATGCAACTGCAACGGCTGTTGTACAAGGAGGTTCAGTAACAAAAATTAATTTATTGACAGCAGGATCAGGATACACATCAACTCCTACAATGCTTTTGATAGGTGGAGCGTCGGATGGATCTACACCCACTGATAATGCAAAAGCATATGCAAATTTGAATAACGATTTAGTAAGAGACATAGACGTTTTTGTAAAATTTGACAGAATTGATCAAACGGCAATTGTTTATGAATGGGTAAAAAATACAGCGTATGGATACAACACATTAGTCAGATACAATAACGAACTGTATAAAACAACAAGTGCGTTTACTTCAACAACAAAATTTGCTGAAAATAAAGGCAATTTGCAAAAATTACGAGGAGACGAAACTTTCTTAACTGCCGCTGGTAGAACGTTAGGTATGTATACACCAGAGTCTGGCATGGCAGGCAATGACTTGACACAATTAATGGATGGTATTGATTATGGTGGAGTCATGGTTACTGGTTTAATGTTTAATCAAGATCAAGGTTGGGATAAATCACCATGGTTTGATACACCGTGGGACAATTATGGCTCAAGTTCTGTAAGAACATTTTATGGAGACGGATCAACTGTGCTTTTCACATTTGATACTGCGCCATCAATTACTGACGTTTATACAGTCTACTTTGATGGTGTAAGACAATCAGCAGAAGTGCATAGAGGAGACGGAAGCACTACACAATTTACGCTTTCAACTGCGCCAGGCAACAATGTCAAAGTAGAATTTATTCTGTTTGATGATGACAAAGTGTTGACTCCAACAGATGATAGAACATTAGATACAAGACTGTCAGGTGGTCTATTCAGTTCAGCAGTAGGAATAAGTCCTTCAGATATAATACAAGACGGAGACGGATTTGTTACTCCTGAAACAAGTTTTGCACCAGAAGAAAATGTACCAGGACAAATATTTGACACTTTAGATATAAAAGTATACACTTCACCAGAATCTGGGGTACCATTTATTGTTGATAAAAGTTATAGAGGTGATTCAAACACAACCACGTTTGCAATTGGACAACAACCAGGAACCCAAGCAGGCGTAATGGTGACTTTGAACAATGTACCACAAAATGCTCTTGCTTCAGACAGCACAGTAAATTACACAGTTGACACAGCCGCAAAAACAATTACTTTTGCTACTGCACCGTCGAATGGGTCGGTAGTCAATATAAAAAGTTTTGCTGTATCTGGAAACAACTATGTTTTATTAAACAGTTTTACAGGTGACGGAAGTACAAAAGCATTTACAACTGGTTCAAGAGATACCTATCAATTAGATAGTGCATTACCACAACTGTATGTAACAGTTGATGGAGCGCCAACAACAGCGTTCACAACCACAGAACTAGACAAAGCAGTGACAGTAACTTTCGATACTGCTCCAGGATCAGGCAAAGCAATTCAAATTGCAGGATTTAATCAAGATCCTTCAACTAGAGCTTTTGCAGAAATTAGATCAGAAGACATATCTTTTGACGGTAGCTCATCATATACTTTAGATTATCCACCAGGAGCAATAGGACCTTTTGCAGGTTTAACTATTTTAGAAGTTGGTGGTACAATATTAAGAGGACCAGACAACACTTATTACAGTGCGGATGGTTCAACTTACAATTACGGAATTTTAAGCACATTGTCAGATGGATCCACAGTTGATCCTGCGAAATCAATTACATCCGCAAGTGAAGTTGAAGTTTACAAAAATGGTGTGCAACAGTTACTTAATACTGATTACACTGTAGACATAGCAGGTCAAAAAATTGATTTTACAAATGTTCCTGAATCTTCTGATGTTATAGCAATAGCAACATTAGTTGACAATCACTATGCTATGATTGGTAGCCAAGTAGCATTAGATTTGACTAAAATAGCCGCAGATGGAATTACTTTAAGTTCTGGAGACAACATTAGAGCAACAACATTTAATAATGCTCTTGGAATGAAACAGAGAAGAGAAATTTTAGAAGGCAGACCATCTGGAGAATTGTTCTTGAACAACGAACCACTAAACAGTGATTACGTTTTTGTTACACTTAACGGCACACAAACATTAGTACAAAATTACGATTATATTTTATCAGGCAATAAACTAACAATATCGGGAATTGCATTAACAAGTTCAGACAGAATAGATGTCATGTATTTTGCTGTTGAATCAGCAACAAATGCCACAGGCTTTAGAATTTTTAAAGACATGTTGAATAGAACGTTTTACAAGAGAATTAGTTCTTCCAACACAACAACACTTGCAACAGCATTAGAAGATGGTGACGCAACATTTACAGTAGCAGATGGTACTGTGCTTACAGAACCAAATGCATCAGTGAACATGCCAGGTGTTGTTTTCATTGATAAAGAAAGAATAGAATATTTTACCAAGTCAGTTAACACTCTAGGACAATTAAGAAGAGGTACACTTGGAACAGGAATTAAGTCACATGCCTCCGGTGCGTCAGTAGTAGACGCTGGTGGGCAACAAACTGTGCCTTATGCTGATACAGTTGCAACCAAAACTCACACAGGTGATGGTTCAACAGTCAGTTTTGCTACTACATACGCTCCAGCTCGTGGAGAAGATTTAGACATATTCATTGGTGGCCAACGATTGTCTTTCAAACACGAGCTGGACGATAGTACACTAACAAGAGGTTATTCGGTAGATGGGAGTACCGCTAACGTAACATTAACAACGGCTCCGGCCAGTGCTACACAAATAAAAATTGTGCAAAAACGTGGTAATACATGGTACACAGCAGGATCGTCAACAGCCGCAGATGGTAAAGGACTACAAAAGTCTATAACATCACAGGCTAAATTCATAGCAGGAGAACCAACAAATGCACCAGAATAAATACAACGTGATGCAACAAGATCAAACAGAAAATAAACAAGAAGAATCTAACAAAAAACCGGACGACAAATCCGGCGTAATGATGCAAGGTCATATCAAAATATGGGATCCTGAAACAGGAGAAGTAATTGTTGATAAGAGAAATGCAATACATTATGAAAATATGAGTACAGCATTGGCTAATTCATTGGCAAACAAAACTACAGGCTTTGTACATGAAATGGCTTTTGGAAACGGAGGAACAACCGTTGACACCACAGGAATAATAACTTATCTTACACCAAATTCAACAGGAACCAATGCAACTTTATACAATCAAACATATTATAAAGTAGTCGACGACAATTCATCTACAAACAAAGACACATCCAGAAACAAAATGGAAGTGAGACACACAGCAGGAAACAAATACACTGACATTGTTACTACTTGCACTTTAGACTATGGTGAACCAACAGGACAAGCGGCGTTTGACAATACCACTAATTTTAATGGTGACTATGTTTTTGATGAACTAGGACTTAAAAGTTGGGAAGGTACAGAAAACGGTACGTCTAACAAACTATTGACGCATGTAATTTTTCATCCAGTACAAAAATCTCTTAACAGATTAATACAAATTGACTACACTTTGAGGATACAAAGTTTAACAAGTTTTAATGAAACAACGTCAACAGGAACAACAACAACTTATTAAAAATGGCATATACAGTAAACAAAACAAATACATCAGCATCGCCTAATGCATACACAGTCCAAGATTCTGTTATCAACACACAAACTGATCTAAGTTTTGTAGGAAAAGGCTATGCAGGATATGGTGAGACAATAGCAGAAAACTTTTTACATTTATTAGAAAATTTTGCAAACAGTTCTGCACCAAGCAAACCAATCATAGGACAACTTTGGTTTGATAGTACAAACAATAAATTAAAAATTTACGATGGTTCCTTTAAGCCAGTATCAGGAGCAACTTATCAATCAACTGCGCCAGCGTCACAAGTAGCAGGCGATCTTTTTGTTGATTCAGATACTCAGCAACTTTTTTTTTACAATGGTACAGCAAACGTTTTAGTTGGACCACCCGCTGGAACAGGAACACTTAATGGTTTTGTTTACAATACCATTGCAGATTCAACAGACACAAATCAAAATGTTACATACTGGTACAATGATGGAAATTTAATTGCAATTATTTCAGAAGATACATTTACACCAAAAGCAAGTATATCAGGCTTTGCTTCAATAACAAAAGGTATAACATTATCAACAGCAATATCTGGTTTGAAGTTTGCAGGAACGGCTAATGATGCAGACACACTAGGTGGCATAGCGGCGGCAAACTTTTTAAGATCCAATGCTAATGATACTACTTCAGGCACATTAGGGATTGTAAATGACACAGGGTTGACAGTCGGTGCTGATAATGACATAAAGTTTAGTGTTGATAGTACTGGTGCAATAATACAAAATCAAGTATCAGACACAGACATCACATTTAAAGTGAACGACGGTGGAACCACGGTAACTGTGATGACCATTGATGGTGCCACTTCAAGATTAGGAATAGGCACAACAACACCAACTACAAAATTACAGATATCAGGCACAACAACTTCAACAGCATTTGCTGGACCATTAACAGGAAATGTAACAGGAAATTTAACAAGTGCAGGAGCCAACACTATGGGTTCTTTGACAATGTCTGGAAACATATCATCACAAAATATATTACCGTCAGCCAACACTACATATGACATTGGATCAAGTTCTTTAGGATACAATACGGTATATGCAAAAGCAACATCGGCTCAGTACGCTGACTTGGCAGAGATTTATGAATCTGATGATTCGTATGAAGTTGGCACAGTAGTAATATTTGGTGGTGACAAAGAAATTACAATTAGCGAATTTGCCCAAGACACACGAGTTGCAGGAGTTATTTCAGAAAATCCTGCTTTTGTAATGAATGACAAATCCGAAGGTCAACCAGTAGCCTTAGTTGGTAAGGTACCAGTAAGAGTGCATGGAATGATTGCAAAAGGAGATTTATTAACCACTAGTGGTGAACATCCTGGTTGCTCTAAAAAAGCAATTGATGTAAAAACAGGTACTATAATAGGAAAGGCTTTAGAAAACTACAATTCAGCAGAGGTTGGCAGGATCTTTGTATCTGTAGGAAAACTATAAATACTGGTATATGGCGTATACAATCAACAAAACAGACGGCTCAGTAATCACAACTATAACAGATGGTACAGTTGATAACACAACTAGCCTACAATTATTTGGAAAAAGTTTTTCAGGTTTTGGTGAAGGCTTAAACGAAAATCTTGTAAAACTGTTAGAAAACGCCGCATCAACATCAGCACCAACGGCTCCACTCGCAGGTGAGTTGTGGTTCGATACAAGTTCAAATCAGATTAAGGTCTACGATGGTACTTCTTTCAAGCCAACAGGTGGTGCAAAAAGTCAATCAGCAGAGCCAACATCAGCATCAGCAGGTGATTTATGGCATGACTCAGATGACGATCAAGTTTATTTTTACACAGGCAGTGCATGGCAACTGCTAGGCCCAGTATTCACTTCAGGACAAACACTTTCAGGTTGGAAGGTTGAAACAGTAACAGCATCAACTATTAGCAAAGTTATTGCTTCAATGTATGACGGCAATATAAGAGTTGCTGTTTTAAGTAAAGAAGCATTTACACCAGACGCAGGGTCACCGTCAGGTACACCGTTAGTTTCAAATGGCTTTGCCACAATAGCGGCAGGTATAACATTAAACTCAACTATAGGTGCAAGTTTTTCAGGCAACTCATCACAGGCCACAGCAGTTGACGTAAGCGGAACTACAAACACATCAGCAACAGTAATTGCTGGAGGAAATTTTTTAAGAGCAGATGCGGCAGACACCACAACAGGTGCATTGACAATTGATGCAGATGCAGGTTTACTAGTTGGAGACTCACAAGAGTTGACAGTAACAGTGTCATCAGGTGATGTCACAGTGGCACAAACAAGACAAGATAAAGATCTAAGTTTTACTATTAATGATGGTGGAGTAACAAAAACACCTTTAACATTTGCTGGTAGCACAGGTAACATTACTTTAACAGGTAACACAACTATCACAGGTAACCTTAGCATTACAGGCGAATTTGAAAACACATCTTCTGGTATTATAACAGTTGATGATGCTTTTGTAAAAGTAAACACAGGTAATTCAGAAGTTGATGCAGGTCTTATTGTTGAAACTACAGACACAGATGACGCAAGACTGTTTTATGATGTATCAGAGAATTTTTGGTCAGCAGGACACAATCAGTCTTATTCACAAGTAATTAGATTAGCAGATTTAACCGACGACGGTGATGCCAACAAAGGCACAAAAGGTCTAACAACAGATTCTTCTACAGGAGATTTAAAAGTAACAAGTTTGACATTGGGAGCAGTTGGGTCAAACATAGCATTATCAGAAACTTCAAACACCAAAGCACCAAGCATTGGTCAGATAGCAGAGTCTATCAAACGTTGGGGTGGCAGTGTTATATCAGATGACAGTAGCAACAGTATAGCAGGCAATAGATACGTTGAGACCTCTGCACCAACTAGCGGTCAGGGTCAAAATGGAGATCTTTGGTTTGTAAGGGAGAGTTAATCCCAAATGCCAACAATAACTAAAACATTTACGTACACAGGTACTACACAGGTATTAACTATACCTGCAGGTGCTACTTCTATGGCTTACGACATATGGGGCGGAGCCGGTGGTGGCGGTGGTGGTGACCAAGCAGGCGGCGGTCGAACAGGAGCCGCAGGTCATTATGTAGAACACGACTCTGTAAGTTTATCATCATATGTAGGAGACACAATGAGAGTTGCCGTAGGTGGCGGCGGAGCAGGTGGGTCGGCAGGTGGTAGTGCGGCAGGCGGTGCAAACGGAAAAAGTTTAACAGGCTACTCAGGAGGAGTAGGAGGTACATCAGGACCGAGAGGATCATCAGGTGCAGGTGGAGGCGGTGGCGGAGCCACTGTGATCACTATTGACGGAAATGAAATTGCAATATCAGGTGGCGGTGGTGGAGGTGCTGGTGACGGTAGAAACGGAACTGGTACAGCAGGAGTCAATACTAATTCAGCAACAACAAACTCACCAACTACACTGGGAGAAAACGGAGCCAATCACAACGGAGACGGTGGTGCAGGTGGAGCCGGCGGTGGAGGAGACTCTGGCGGCAAGG